TAATATCGCGGGGTGGAGCAGCTAGGTAGCTCGTTGGGCTCATAACCCAAAGGTCGAAGGTTCAAATCCTTCCCCCGCTACCAAATAAATGCAATAAAAACAGGGGTTTAGACGGATTGTCTGGCCCCTGTTTTTATGTCTGCTGTTTTCCGTGCTACCATCCTGCTACCACAAATAAAAAAAGGCGAATGCTTTCACACCCGCCCTAAGTTTGATATTATTCGTTTTTACTGCCCGGTAATCCTCTTTACCATTTCCTCTTTAGAAAGCCCGTCATAAACCGATTTAACCGGCTTTTTCATTGCTTTATAATACCTTGACTCAATCCCGCGTGGGCTCACTTTCCGCCCAACTACTTCGCCGTATCGCTCAGCAATGCGTTTAAATGCCTGCCGGTGAGATAATCCCTGGTCAACGTAGTTTTCCACCATTGTGGAAATATCGGCCCGTGTCAGTTTTGCCGGAATAGGCGGATCGTCAATAGGAATTTCTTCTTTTTCGCCAATTGGCGGAATATTCTGCCCGGAAAAAAGCGCCTCGTATTTGTCGGCCATTCGCTTAACCTTCATATTCACTCTGTTTCGATCCTGTTTAAACATCCGGGCAACTTCTTCCTGGCTGAATCCGAAAACGTGAGATAATAGAAAAAACTTTTGATCCTCTGTGAACTTGCCCGGCTTTAAAGCCTTGATTCCTTCTTTCCGGGCATCCAAGGCAGTAATGATCCGTTCCATTTCCTCAACGGCGTTTTTGTACATGCAAACAATAGTATTTTCTTTGACTCTGAATCTTTCAGCAAGTTCTTTACAGGGCACTTTATTAAAGAAACGCTCAATAAATACCGCTGTTTTCCTTAAATTTGTATCGCCGCTACTCCACGGAATAACATCTACCTCGGATATTTCATCAAGCTGTTTGTCTGTCAGCTCTGAAAAATGCCGCTCTTTCCCACTACCAGGAAAAACAACGATTGCATCTTGATAATGCTTTTCCATTACGTGATTATCTTCCCAGAGAATAGCATTAACGGCTTTACAAGGTGTCTGACAATGTTCTCGGTTGTCGCAATTATCACAAAGCTTTTCCATACTTACACCTATTCCTTAAAGTTTTGGCTCAGGCAAAGCGTTCATATTCTCAAGCTGCCGGACTTCGTTCAGGGTCATAAAACCGCTCTCAATGGCAATCTTATAGCTTTCATAACGGGTTTTGGTATCCGCCCTTAAGAATCCTTGCGTAAGATGTTCAATGAGATATTTCTCCTTTTCGGATTCCGTCAAAAGAGCTTTAGACATTGCCTGTTCGATCCGGGTAAGCCACGGCTGCAAGGTGTGAGTTAAAAAGCTTCTATTCTGTTCAGTCACATTGGAATAGGTGCTTCTTTCGTAATCCATTATCAGATTAAGCGGCACTCTGAAGACTCTGGCAATTTCTACAACGCTGAACTTTTGGGACTCTATCAACTGCGAATCCTGCGGCGATATTCCTATTGATTGCCACTGCAAGCCGTTATCCATGATTGCAACCCTGTGATGCTTACCTTTTCCGCTGTGCCCGCCTTCCCATGCTTGCCTTAAATTCGATACGGCTTGCCCACTAAGGGCACCCGGCGAAGTTAAAATCCCGCCTGGTGAAGCATCATTCCGAAAATAGCTGCTGGAATATTCTTGAACAGCTTTGCAATGACCGAAAGAATCACGAAGCAAATTCAAAGGTGAATAGCCGGTGATCCCGTCTGCTGATAATCCCCGGATATGCAGAATATCCACCATTGAATAGACTTTTTCAACTCCGTTATTTTGGTGCTTATAGACAAGCTCCCGGCCTGATACTTCAATTGTTACCTTATCCGGGTGTAATGGCCATAATGCCACAATTTCGCCTTGATCGCGTTCTATGTAGCAGTAGGCATTACCTCTTAAGCATAAATGCCCTACAAGCAATTCTCGCAACTCGAAAGACGTCATTAGGGGATTAGGTGCATCATGCAGTAAACGGAAAAGGGAAAAGTCCCTTGCTCGATCTTTGTCGCCATTGGTAAAGCGTTCATATGTAATCAGTGGCAATGAAGCTATAGCCTCGCTTAAGACACGGATACAGGCGTAAACCGCAGGAATGCCCAGCGCCACCGTTTCATTTATATGAATTCCGCTTGATGTTTCCCGGCCTTCAAAAGCATCAAGGTTCGCCCAGGATCGTTTTTTAAAAAAAGGAAATCTAAAGTTCATTTTTCTATCCTTATGGTTAAGGACGGGCCGAAGCCCGCCCTATGGTTGATTATAAAGCTCTTTCCGCTAAGCCGACACACCATGACAAGGTGTCGCCATTTTTCGGAGTTATAGGAGCATTCCAGGTGCCTTGCCCGTCAAATCTCAACAATACCCGATAGCTCATTAAATCCTGTGTCCACCCAGGTATATTGGATTTTTCCAGCTTTAAACCTCTACGAATGCTGACCGCATATTGCGATAAATCCACAAATGTAACATCATCGGCATCCCCAAGCTTCGGCATATGGCTTGTAAAAATTACGGGCCTGGTTAAAATTCTGAATTCACCATTGCTTTCGGACATAACCGGGACGACTGAACCGCCCGTCCCAACGGCTACGTTGAGCGTTAAAAGCTGCGGTATTGCAGTGTCATTTATAAGCCAAATAGCACGCTTGCGGCCTGCCGGGTACATCCGGGCAAACATTTTACAAAGATTTTCATAAAGGATTGTACCTGCTACCTGACCTGTTTCTTTGGCAATGGTGATCTTTGCAGGGTCGTTTCTGATTCCCAACGGCTGGCCGGCACCAGTTCCGTTAATGAAATAATCATCCATGCCGTAGCCTATGGATGTCCTCATGGCCATATCCAACTGAGCTTCAAAGCCCATGCCGTCCTCGATCAACTCGGACGAAGTGTCAACAAAGATTGCTCCTTTTTTCGCTGCAAGCTGGATTGCACGCAGTTTGCCGGTCTGTTTATTTCCGGTTCCTTTTTCGGCAAGGAATTCCATTTTAAAACCACCGAAAAGAATGCCGCTTGACTGATCCGCAGTATCCCAGCCTATTGCTTTGCGGGTCGCTGATTCCATCGGCCACACGGTAGCACGCGGGCGGATAATTTCAGACTCTATAGAAGCATCCAGCCATTGAGCGGCTAAAGGTTCCGGTACGCTAAACCCTGCCGTTGATCCTTCAACCATACTTGCCCGGAAAGCTCTGATTGCATCGTCATCAACTTCCAGTGCCCGGCCCTGGTTAAACATTCCGGCATAAGTGCGATTAGTAGCCGGCCCGCCCACTACTTCAATGATCGAACGGTTTTCTTTTTTAACGTCCGGGGTAAAGGTTTTTTGATCCTTCTTTGCTTTGTCCGCCATGTCCAGCGCTTCCAGTCTGCTGTCAAATGCCCGAATTTCGCCTTTTAGTTCTTCCATGCGTTCCGCATTTTCGCCGGACTTTGCCAGCTCTGCCATTTCCTCAACTGCTGCTTTTTTGCTTTTTAAAATGTCGTTTCTATCCATTTTTTTGTTTTCTCCTTTGTTACCAGTGGTAACGCTTTTATAATTTCGGCCTATGCCGATGGTATTGTCTGCCGGTGCCGCTACAAGTGAACACTCAAAAGGCATCCACTTTGTTGCAATAAATCCGCGTTTAGTTTTCTGTTTCTCAATGATTCGATAACCGATTGACAGATTCCTGAGAATGCCGTCTTGAATATCCCGCCAAAGACCGTCTTCATTTGCTGAAAGCCTGATTGTTCCCTTTAACTTGCCGTCACTGACGGCCAGCCCTTCCACAACGCCCACCGGCAATGATGTGTTGTCGTGTGCCCTCAGTAGCGGCAATGGTGCCCGGCTCAAGTCTACGGCTTCAGGCGTGTGTCTCAAGATTTCCTCCCCGTCGTACCTCTGCACCGGGAATTCACTGCTTAAGCTTGCCTGGACAGTCCGGGACTCCGCCCGGATACTTCCAACATCAATTTCAAAAGTTCGTTTTTGCATTTAAAAACCTCGCTTGTTTAAGTTTTCAGGCACAAAAAAAGGGCAAACTACGATGATTACGGCACCGTAATTGCCCTTAATTTGTATAGGTTCGGGGTAGCTAATCCCTTGCCCGCCTGTTTTTAAAAGATGCTTAAAGCATCAAATCCACGCTATTGAAGGCGTAACCTCCTTTTTTTGATTTCGTAGTGCCCCATCAAGGGCCATTATCGAGCTTACAACCATGTCTATTTTTTCCCGGCTGCGTTTCTTTGACGGTTTGATATTTCCTGCAGGATCGGTTTCAACAATCACGTTTCCGAAACACCACTTAAGCGCCGGATTATCGGGAAATATAATCTTTCGTGACAAAATAAGTTTTTCCATTTCCTTTGAAGGCCCCGTAAAACTTGCAAATCCTTGCCCGAATTCCAAAACTGTCAAACCCATGTCTTCCAGGTCTTTAATGATTTTTGTTGCTCCCCATCGGTCAAAAAGTATCGCTTTAAGGTTGAATTGCTTTCCTATTGCCTCAATTCGCCGCAGGATATAGCCATAATCAACGACGACCCCCGGTGTTGCCTCGATATAACCTTGCCGATTCCACAAGTCATACGGCACCCTGTCGGCTTTTGAACGGGTTTTAATGGCGTTCTCCGGGCAAAACGCATAATGCAGAGTATAAAAAGGTTCGTTTTCTTCCATAGGCACGAAGCAAAGAGACAAGGCGCTTAAATCTTGTGTGCTGCTCAAATCTAATCCGGCGTAACACTCCCGGCCTGATAAATCCGGTATTGCACCCACGCACGCCTCAAAATCCGCTGTTCCTATCCATTTCGCCGCCGCATCAACTCTCATGTTCAAATAAAGATTTTTGAATACAGATTCTTTTGCCGGTATTTTCTTTGCCTGTTCTGCGAAAATCCGCATTTCTTCCAGGCTTCTAAAATCATCAAGCGCCGGATTGCAGTCAAACCAGACTTTTTCGTCCCACGGATCGCAGTCATTCGGGGCCGCATAAACACACCCGTAAAAAGTAGGATCATCCGGCAAGGTGCCGTCTTTAATTGCCAGGGCATAGTCCACAAGTTCAGACATGATATGATTCGGGTCTGCGCTCTGCGTGCCGATTATTACCATTAACGGCTCTTTCCTTGCGCCGGTTCCTGTAGATAAGTTGTCATAAAGTTCTCTGTCTTTACTCTGTGCAAGTTCATCATAGACCACCATTGAGGGACTTAAACCGTGTGCTTTCCTTGCATCTGAACTCATTGCATTGTAAGTGCTGCCTGTTACTGTGTCCGTGATTGTCCTATGGAAACTTTGAATATGGCAACGCTCTGCAAATTCGGGAATTGACAAAATTATTGCTTCCATTTCTCGGTAGATGATCGCTGCCTGTTCTCTATCCGCTGCAGCGCTCATTACCTGGCCGCGTGATTCTGATTCCGGGCCTAAAAGATGACACAATGCAAGGGCCGCAATCAAAGAGGATTTCCCATTTTTTCGGGGTAGGGTAATCAATGCAGTGCGGATTTTTCTTTTTCCAGTTTCATCAACGGCATAAATCGCTTGAATGATTTCTTTTTGCCAGTCACGAAGAACCAACTTGCGCCCGGCGTGCATTCCGGCGGTAATAGGCAACGACTCACAAAAGGCAATAACCTTTTCGGCTCTGGAATACTTTTTTCTATCCCAAGGCGGTCGTTTTGCCCGGCTTCGTCTTCTTGTATTGGCCGATTTAACGGCTGCTGATTTTGGCCCTCTAGCTCCCATAATTAAAACTTACTCACAATTTGGCTGGACATGCGGTTATTTCCGCAGGATTCCTGATGATTTTTCCGCTTGCTTCTTTCGTCTGCTGTTTTGCGTGCGTGACACTTCCAACATAAAGCCATGGCGTTTTCTTCTGCTAATCTCTTCCCGCCGTCCTTCAGCTCGACAATATGGTCAATCGTTGCGGCAAGGGTTAAACGTCCTTCACGTTCACACTGTTCGCATAATGGATGCTTGCCTATATAGAAGTTCCGAAAGCGCCGCCACTGAACTGATAAGTAAAACGGGTCAGTTTCTTTTGTGGGTGCCGCTGGTTTATGTTCGGCACAATAGGCGCTTCCCGGTTCAGCAAGATTAGAGCATGGATATGCTTTGCAGTATTTACGCGGTTTGTTCATTTATACCAGCTCCCTTGCTTCACGAATTTGTGCCCTTGATGAACTTCAAAATTAATCTTGTTCAATGAAGGAAAAGGGTCTGCCTCACGGAATCTATTCTTAACGATCTCAATCTTTCCCCAATCAAGAGCAAGAGCCAAAGAAGCCGCTTTTATTGAATAGACTCCGCCCGTTCCCATTGTTGCGCCCGGTTTCTTTTGTATAGCGATAAGAGCAAAACCTTTATTTAATCGTTTAATAATATCACTGATAACACCATGAATATTAAAGGCTTTTTCCCCTTCAGGTTCCAAGTAATCAATTACATTGAAAGCATCCGGCTGTATCTTGTCTGCAATATTGTTGAAGCTCCATTTATCAACTACTTTCATATTCTTTGCCCAATCGGATATTGGAATAGGAAAATATGATAATTTCATCTTGAGTGCTTCCGGTCCTATCTCACTGTTAAAATAATAAATAGGAAATCGGCCCATCATTTCCGCAATGGCATTAAAGCAGAAAAGAGTTTTGCCCATGCCGGATACACCCGCGACAATGCCCGTCCATTTTGGGAATGCCTTTGTTTTTAAATGAATGCCAAGGGGAAGACTTAAATCAATGGTGTTATCAAGGTCTGCATTCTCAAAATCCATGAATTCCATTTCTCGATCAATACGCCTGTAAACACCTGCTTTTTCACCATATTTTTCGATTAATCCTTCATTAGATAGACGCTTGAGAATTATAGAAACATTCTTTTTTTCTTCCCTTGTAGACACTTGTAGACAGTTATAGACTTCTGTAGACGAAATGTAGCCATCCTGTAGACAAATCCATTCTCTTATTTCTTGAGCAAGGTTTCTTTCACGTTTGGAAGTTGAACTTCTTGCATAAGTTATGGACTCTGAAATCAATTTATGATCCGGTTTATCACCGCATGAAAGCATAATATATTCAATAAGTTTAACAGTTTCTTTTTCTGAAAATCCGCCTTTTATCAAGCTCGTTATAATATTTTTAAAATCATTTTCGCGCCGGTTCAAAGAGAGAAATTCGCCGCTTGTCGTCAAGTTGTCGTCATTTCCCTTATATATATTATTTATTAATATATTATTATTATGGCTCGGCTTTGAGGCCTCGCCATTTGCGGCGCCGGCCATGAACGGCTTTAACTTATCTTCGTAGGCTTCAAGCTCTGCTGCAAGATTGTCCATTACTCAATCATTCCTTTGAACAGGTTTAATTTTGCCTGTTCATCATTCCCGGAAAGAATATCTAACTGCCATTTAATCAATGGTATCTGTCCTAATTTTTCAGCCAACCAAAAAGCCAAAGCTTCCGGCAATGGCTTTCTTCTCTCTGCTTTGATTCTAAGATTGTGAATGTCAATTAATTGGTTACAGAGCTGGCAATAATATTGCCGCCGCCAACATTCAAAAGCCTTTAGTAGCTGCCGCCGTTTTTCTTTTGCCGGATCAATTGGATTCGGCTTGCCTTTGCGAATCCCCAGGATTGCCAGAGCATCTTTAAAACCTACTCCGTGTTTCTTTTGGATAAAGTCAATAGCGTCTCCGCCTTCACCGCATCCCCAGCAAAACCAGCTTTGCGAATCAGGATAAACGGTTAATGATCCACTGGACGTTCCGTCGTGTATTGGACATTTGCCCCGGTAGGTTCGCCCTGTTTTGCGGAGAAAGACATCTTCGCTTTTCATTACGTCCAGGATGTTAGGCGCTTGCCCGATCATTTTTCCGACTCCCTCAAAAACTCCGCCTTTTCCCGTAACCGTTTGGCTTCGGATTCATGGCGGTCGGCATCTTCCCTGAGAACTTGCGCCGCCTGATCGTGAAGTAAAGCTTTTCTCTCAAGCGTTTCCTTTGGGGTCATGAGTTCACCTCCACACTGTCAATTGTCAAAACGGGATTTTGAAAAAGATAAGCTTCGATGTCTTCAGGTCGGTAAACGATTTTCCGGGAAACTTTGTAGAATTTCGGGCCACGCTTTTGACAGCGCATATTTGCCAGACTGCCTTCACATCCCAAAACTGGATAGCGCTCTATGACGTCTTTTGGGGAAAGTGCAATTGATTCAATTATCATAAGCCATGTTCCTTTCTGATTTTTAATTGTGGCTTATGATAAATGGTTAATGTAATTAATAATAGTGTAAGAAGTTCACTTTTTTGAATGTTGAATTTACATCATTTTGAAGTGAATTAATGGAAGGTAATAATTAAGGTTTAAAAGATTGCCGCAGTAGATTGAAACTCCGCTCGCTATCTTCTTGCTCATCAAGCAGTATATCTAAAACGCGGCACAATATGTTGTTTCGATATATTTTGACGTTTATACCGTGAGCTTCTAATAATTTGCATAAATCACTGGTTAAGGTGATCATAAACGGCTCTTTTTTGCTAAACTTCGTTTTCGTTTTTCTTGACTCTTTGCAAGAGAATGATAAGCGGATCAAACCCGTCTTCAAATCAAAGAGCTTAGGTGAACAATACCGATTCAAAAGCTGCTGTTCAAAAATGGAAAGTTTATCAAGTTTCTTCCGAAGTTTGTTACTTAAAGATTCGATTTCTTTCATGTTGTCATCAAACGCAATGCGGCCTTTTGGTTTACTGTATCGTTTGACTGTCTTTTCATGTGTGTCAAAGAGATTCAGTATTTCATTAACTACATTTTCAGACAGGCCCAATTCAAGTAACTTTGCTTTCATTTTCTATTCCTCCGCCTTAATTTCAACAACATTACCTTTGTGCTTTTTTAATGCCGCCGCTAAACCATTGACAGCATCTTTCTTATGATCCGGGCTTAAATGTGCATAACGCTCACTCATGGCAATGCTCTTGTGTCCCATCAACTTTGCTATCGTATAAAGAGGGGTGCCCTGGATAGCCAGCCAGCTTGCAAAAGTGTGTCTGCACGTATGAAAAACAACTCTTTGCCGGGAATCATTAACACCGGCATTAAATCCTATCCGGTCAACAATTCTCTGAAAAGCGTTTGATATTTCCTTGATTTTTTTACCGTCTTTATCAGTGAAGACATAAGCGCCGCCGTCTTCTGGCATCCTGCTTTTCAGCATTAATTTTACTTCTTTTGTCATGGGTGCATATCGCGTTTCTGTGTTTTTTGTGTCGCGTAACGTTATCAGTTCGTTTTTTAAATCAATATCTTGACCTTTAAGATTGAAAATTTCACCGGCCCGCGCACCTGTTTGAAGTGAAAGCAAAGCAATGTCATGCAGCTTTGTGTCTTTAAGTTCCTTATATTCATTTTTGATTTGATGATTCCGTTTCAGTTCCTTTAAAAGCAATTCTGCTTCTTCCATCGAAAGAAAACGGTCTCTTGCATTTTGCAGGGTAGGCATTTTTATTTTTTTAACAGGATTTTCACCTTGATAAATATTCCATTCAGTAGCTTTATTATACATGGCCCGGATCAAAGCCAAACAATGAGAAATTGTTTTTGGTGCAATTTTGGTTTTTGCCATTTCTGATTTCAGTCTTTCAAGATCAAGCGGCACTATCTCATCAAGGCGTTTATTATCAAAACGTGCTTTTAAATGATTTTCATATCGGCTTTTATCGTCAATTCCGGCCCGGCTCTTATTCTCCGATGACCATTTTAAATATTTGTCGGCCAGTTTTTGAAACGTGATAGCTTGCTTTTTCTGATAAGGTAATTCTTCGCCATGACGCTTAGACCGGATACGTTCTGAGCGAACATCAGCCGCAAGTTTTGCGCTGTATCCTTCAGATAGTTTGCCAACACGTTCAAAAATCTTTCGGCCTTCATGTCGATAGGCAATATCAAAAGCAATATCTTTTTTATTGCCGTTGGTTTCAAGGTTCCTCTGATAGACTCCCGGAAACTTTGTTGACTCTCTTTTATTTGCCATTTTATCCCCCGTCTGGTAGCTTTTTGGTAGCACGGAAAAGCTCAAAAAACCCAAAGGTCAAAGGATGTTTTTTTCTCCGTGCTACCATCCTGCTACCACTAAAAATGAAATTCGATGATTTTGGATTATTTCAAACCCAAAGTTCAAGCGTGCAAGTATTATAATAATTAAGAGAAATTATTTCAAGTGATATTTAATGATAATGGTAGCAAGATATGATTAATGGGCTCATAACCCAAAGGTCAGAGGTTCAAATCCTCTCCCCGCTACCAAATAAATCAAGGGGTTAGGCGATTAGCTTAACCCCTTTAATTTTTTTTGTGCTAACTTTATTCCACCTGCCGGATAAACTTAAAGGAATAATTTACCTTGATCAGTATGTTATTTTCTATTTATTGCAGTTCCT